ACATAAAAAAAGCGATTTTGCTCATTATCCTGTGTGTTCCTAGAGATGAATAGTTTCTTTACCCAGCCGTGACCTATTCCTCCCGGGTTACTGGCTCCCATAAACTTGACCTCGTCTATTCCCGGGTATCTAAGTCTGTTGCGTAGGTCTATAAAAGTCTGCTCTGGGTTACGTGTCAACTCCTCTACAAACTCTCCAGCAAACTCGGTAGACATATATTTACTGGGATCGTCTAAGTTTCTGAGTAGTATGCGTCCTGCGCCGTACTCCTCGGCTATATTGAAAGCCAGACCGTCTATTTTAGTTTCTTTTAACTCCCCCAACTCTTTAGGAAACTCCCGCTCTATTCTTGATATTTGTCTATCCTTAAGTGTTGGATAGTCTTCGGAAAATAGGCCAATAGGAACGCCCTTAATTCCTGTATGCAAATAGATATATAAAGCGTAGGCCAAGGCACCCCAGCGCAATAGATAGCTTTTACCTCCACTCATAGCACCACCGTATAACAAATATTTACATTTGGGATTTAATAATACCTTAAGCGCTTCTAACTGCTTAGGCTGCGGGTTTATCAGTTGTGTTATCGTTTGTTTTTCCATCTATATCAAAAATAATTAAAGGTTTACCTCCAGTTGTTATATCGGTTTCTTGCTTTGGCATTCCGTCCATTCTGTTCATTATTTCTTTAATCGCAAGAGTATTTCCCTTTCGGGCTTCTCTTATTAAAGCCGCTGAAACTAATTCTTTTAAAGTCTTCCCAGTTTCTTTATCTCTTTTTTTTAAAGCTTTTTCAAGTACTCCACTCCAAGTCCAATTCCTTTTGGGAGCACCTTTAGGATTTCCTGATTGACCGGGTTGAAATTGTGTTGCCTCATTACTCATATCCTGTTATTTTCCTGTTATTCTACAATTTCTACTGTAATTTTTAAATTCTTTCCTACTATATTTATTAAGTCTTTTATATTATCTAATTGATATTCTCCAATTTCAAACACTACCTCAGCTGAATTGTCTGCCTTACCTGTTTTAACTTTTACTTTGTCTGAATTAAATTCAATCATTATGGATATAAACTATTATAAATTTGCTTAGAATTATAAAGGTCTAATACTTTCTTTTTGTACGCTTCATTAGCTTTTTCTTTAGAATCAAAGTATCCAATAAAAATATGTATCCTTGTTTTTCCAAATTTTACCTCAGTTTGTGCTTGCCATTTCTTATTACTTTTCTTAAAAGTTACTCCTTTGTATCCACTTGTATTATTTTTAGGTATTTTACTATTAAGCATATTCTGTCGATGCGTTACTATTCTTAAATTACTTCTGCGATTATCCAATGTATCTCCGTTTATGTGGTCTGTATCCATTCCCTTTGGGGTATTTGATATAAATTGATGTAGATAGAATACTTTATTTTCAGGAAATACTCTTCGTGCTGCATATCCGTTTCCACTAAAATACCATTTGAATTGATTATAATAATCAAAATCTTCGTCATCAATTAAAGCAAATTTTCCTTTAGTAAGCTTAAGTTTTTTCATTTTTTAATAATCTCATAATAACTGCCGTCATTTGAGATGTTCCGCCTTCTCGTGCTGTAAAAAATAAGTCATCGCTACCTTCCTTACCTAAATTATCACAATAAAAATCATATAAAGCATAAACAATATGTATCATTTCATGCACTATTGTCTCATCCCAAAGAGCAAAGTCGGTTAATAGTCTAGGATAGACTGTCATTGTTGCGGTATAATACTGCGGATTAGCTAAAGTCATAGCGGTTCTATTTTCCACTGGACTTGGCGACTCAACCACTATAATCTTCCAGTTTTCTAAACCGAATAACTCCTGAAAATGTTGTACTCTTAATTCAAAGTCTGTCATATAATTTCCCTGTAACTTTTCCTATAAAATTCTTTTGCTTCGTTTTCTGTCTCAAACCAAGTGACCTCTTGCTTGCCTTCTTTTCCTTGAATAATAATAGTAACGCACCACATATTAGCTTTTTTAACAAATTTAGGTCCTAATATTGTTCTCATACTATTGCTGGTACTTCATTACTCTTTTTTAAATCTTCCACTAATTTACGATGTGCTTGCATTGCTGGATCATTGTCTAGGGTTTCCTTCATTGCCTTAATACCTTCTTTTTTCTTTTCCGGTAGATTTTTAAACGCTATTTCCTGAGCCGTAGGAGTATGAATGACTCCTGTTGGAATAGTCTCTTTTCTCAAGATTATATCTCCACCCTTAGCCTTAACTTCTTTTTCTAAGGTTTGCAAATCTCGCTTAAGCTCTCGCTTACTACCGAGATAGTAACCTATCAATAAACTTGTGATTGTAATTACAAATTCTATCATAAATATACAGGATGAAATTCCCATTCCATTATACTACTCTTTTTTTTTACGAGTTCCATATCCTGATCCTTGGCATAGTCAGCAAAATTGCGCTGTAAAAGAATAAGAGGTTGCACTAGCGGTTGTTTATCTTCTAAATCAACTAACTGACAATAATACTTTGATACATGCAGGACTAAAAAGGGTTTTCCTGTTTCTTTGTTTCTTATTCTGTCATTAACTTTCCAGTTAATTCTTACATCTTGTTCTTCCATATTTTGAGAATGCCTCTAATTACCTTCTTTATAATATCTTATTTCATTTGCGACATACTTTGCATTTTTAATTTCCTTGTCTGTATATCCTAATTCCTTTGCTCTTTTCTTGCCGTAAATATCTACCCATTTTTTATTTAGATTTCCTTTGATATGCTGAGGCTCTATATCATCAGCATTTGCCTTTCTACTTTCTTTAATACTATCACTTGTAAACTCTATTTGAGCCCTTGGCTTTTCTAACTTAGACTGTCTATCTTGGCATGGCCTACACGGTAACCATCCATAATATTCATCCCACTGCGCCGGGTTCTTTTGACAAACTGGACAAATTATTTGCTGCATTTCCTGCAATCTGTTTTACCGTGTTTTTTGCATTTTTTTGCCATGTTATTTGTCCACCTCCTCTTTGTGTGGAACTATTATAGTGCCACTCATTATAATTTGCAAAGCTACGGACACAGCATTTTTCAAAGCGTTAATAGGCACTAGAACTGGATCTACTATTCCAGCCTCAATCATATCCTTAACCTCACCGTTTGTCTGATCTACTCCGAAGTTTTTACTTTTACCCTGCATCGCAAGCGCAACCTCAACTTCGGAAAGACCACCATTTTCCAGTATCTTTTGAAACGGTTTATATAAGGCGTTGTATAAAATCTTATCTGCAAGAGTATCTACACCTTTAAGTATTTTTCTTATATGTAAGAATGCAACCTCGCCTCCTGGGACGATTCCTTTCTCCATAGCGGCTCGTGTGGCGGCTATTGAGTCAAGTACTCTTTCACGTCTTTCTTTCATTTCTATTTCTGTTTGGCCGCCTACTCTAATTATTACCACTCCGTTTGTCAGTTTACCTAGTCTTGATTTTAGTTTTTCTATATTAAAGTCCGAATCTTCATCCTCTAACTGTTTTTTAATCGAGGCTATTCTAGTATCTAGCGCCTTTTTAGTTCCCCGGCCCTTAACAATAATTGTTTCGTCTTTAGTTGAGGTAATACTCTCTGCAAAACCTAAATCCTCAATAGTTAAGTCATCAAACTTATATCCCGCATCTTGAGACAGGAACTTACCATCAGTTAATGTAGCAATATCCTGCAAGATAGCTTTTTGATCCTCCCCAAAACTTGGCGCTTGGATAAGAATAACACCAAACTTTCCCTCTAGTTTATTTTGAATTAGAAGCGGCAAAGCATCACCGGAAATATCCGGGGAGATAATAACTAGTTGGCGTGAAACTTTTACAAACTCTGTTAAGAATTTTTGAATATCGGCAAACGAGGCAATAGGCTTATCGGTAATTAAGAAATAAGCATTCTCTAGAACAGCCTCCATTCGCTGTGGATTGGTAATAAGCCAAGCGTGGAGCATTCCTTTATCTAATTGCATCCCCTTTTGATGCTCTAACGTAGTATTCGGACTCTTTGAGTTTTCAGCTGTAACCACTCCGTCTTTACCAACTATCGTGAAAGCCTCTGAAATCATTTGGCCTAGCTCTTCATTTCCGGCTGAAATAGAAGCTACAAAGTTTAACTCTTTTTTATCCTTAACAGGAATTGCCATCGGCTCCAACTGTTTGATCAGTCTATCTAATCCCTCTTCTAAACCTTTTCGGAGTGCCATTGGATTAACTCCTGCAGCGATTAAGGTCATACACTCCTCGATTATAGCTCGGGCTAGTATCATAACGACTGTGGTGCCGTCTCCTACTAAATCTACTTGGCGCTGTGAAGCCTCTAAAAGTAGTTTAGCGCCCATATTTTCAAACTCATCGGCTAACTCTATAGACCGGGCAACTGAAACGCCGTCATGAAGTGTAGTTCTATCATAAATCTCTCCCTTTGGAGTGGCCCGGGCAATAGCAACGTTTCTGCCCCGGGGACCTAAAGTTGAGGCAACAGCCCGCTACATTATCCTTATACCCTCTAGGAGTTTCTCACGTGCTTGTTTATCAAATAAAATATCTGTTGGTAACATATTATTTTTCTACAGCTCTTATATCTGCAAATTTAACACAATATAATAATTCTCCATTTACTTCCATTCTGTCATAACCACCCTCTGTGTAATAACTTAAAAACCAAACTATATCTCCCGTCTTACCATATTTACTTGCTTTAATAATCTCTCCCATTGTAGTTGTATCATCTCCACCTATAGCAATAATCTTGCCTTTAATTATTCTTCCTTGAGATTTATCTGATCCTATAATTGAAGCTTCTTCTTTTTTAAGTGGGGATATGATTACAATTCCAGGTGATGGTGTAAAATGATAATGCATCTTATTTATATTATAACATATTTGCAATAATTACTTTTCACTAGGCTTAAGGCAGGTCAAGTCTAGTGAGAACTAACTATTTCTTTTTCTTTTTACCGCCAAAGTTCTGTGCAAAAACTTTTCTTTTCTTTTCTAACTTACTGTCACCCTTGTGAATTGTTATTTGTTTCTTAGTAAGTTTCTTGCCCTGTTTAACTCCTAGCTCTTTATGCAATGCTCCCTTTTTAACCTTAATAGTTTTTTTCATGTGTCGCCTCCTCCCTTTTGGACCTTTAGAGCCTAAGTACCGTAACTTATGGCTTCTCAACACGTATTTCACGGGAGAAAAGTTACAAATAAAAACGCCCTTCCGGTCTTAAACTCAACGAGCTGTCCTATCCCTTTAAAATGTTCTCGGAGAGTTTCATAGTTAATTTATTATTAATTTTATTCTCTAATTTGTCAAATCTCATACTTCTTTTATTACAGCCTCTACTTCATATAAAGCAAACTTTTTTCCCTGATTCCAATATTTACTCATTATTCCATCATTTTTCTTCATCTTCCTTATTCTCTTAATTAGTTTTTGTTTATATTCTGCTTTAATTTTATTATCGTGTTCATTGGCTGTTTGATTTAACCATCTACTTTCCTCTTTTTCCCTTTCCTCTTTCAAAAGGTCTTTGATAAGTTCAAATAATAATTTTCTTCCTTTCTTAGTAGGAACATAATAACTTGCAAATCTATCAAGTGGTAATCCCCATTTGTCCATTGGCTTTTCGGTAGCAACAAAATAAGGGCAACCAATGAAATGTTCTGTAATCTTTTCTCCTGCACCACTAGAGCAAATTAACGCACATTGCATAGATTTTTTAAAACTTTGCTCTGCTTTTTTTAATTCTTTCTGTTTCTCCCCCTCTGTTTTCTTAGTATTTAATTTCATAAATCTAACTGTAATGTCTGTGCTACACTCTGTTGGTTGCTAGATACACCAATCGTTATCTAACTTCCTATATTATTTTGAAAATAAAACTTCTCACTTGGTAATTCAATAGCCGTCATTTTATTATTAGCTGAATAACAAACTGCTGTATCAATTCCAATTTTGTTTGCTTGAACATAAGGTTCTAAATTCTTTTTAGGGTCTATATCTCTATGAGCCGTGTGTCCATAAATGACTTTCTTCCCCCAGTCAAAGTCGCTATCAATAAACTCATCTCTTATCCAAATTAAATCTTGCGGTGCGGTTCTCCAAAAATCTACATTAGGCTTGAAGCCTCCGTGAACAAAAGCATATTTCTCATCTTCAAACCAAAGCGGAAGTCTTGATATAAAATTCAAATGCTCTTTAGGCATTAAGTCTTCAATCTTTGCGGTTGCCATATCATAGTTTGTCATACCCTCTTGTCGGTAGCTTTCCTTTGTTTCCTTGCCACCCTGATTAAACCATTGATAGTAGTCGCCATATTTCAAATGGTCGGGACTTAATGCGTCTAAAAGCATATCTTCGTGATTTCCCTGTAAGAATACCCAATGCGGATATTGCTTCTCCCAGTCAATCATCTGCTGAATTACAGATTTAGTGTCCTTGCCTCGGTCAATGTAATCGCCAAGAAAGACTATTCTATCCTTTTCAGGTTCTATTGGAAGCTGTTTGAAAAGAAGCATAAGCTCCTTGTAGCATCCGTGTATATCTGATATTGCAAATGTTTTCATCTTCTCTCTTTGTATAGGGTTATTCCCTTGTGTGTTCATAAAATCTCCATTCTTTCCATATTTTCAAGTGCCCTATCAACTTTGTCTAAGCTATTTATGCTATTAAATAACTGACTATAAGTAAAAGTCGTATCGCCTACTACCGCAACTATCTCATTCCTTGCTCCCATAGGAATGTTTGCATACATTTTAATAAATCTTTTTCTTAAATTTTTCATAATTTAATCTATTCTTCTTCCTGAGATAACATCCTAAACCAAGTTCCATAATTACTTTGTCTTTTAGTTTTCTTAAACTTACCTTGTTTTAGGGTTAAAACATTCCCGTCTGCATCTCTTAATTTAAATAAATCTTTTAATTCTACAAATGCTTTATTTTTCATATTACTTACTAGGTGCTACTAATTTTTTAATTTGTAATGTTTTCATAAATTCTTCTCCATATTTTATCCATTCATCTAGGGATTGACTATCACTATCTACTTTTCCTGTAAAAACCATATTCTTAATAGCTCTTTTAATTGCGTTCTCTGAATAAAAAGGAGCAGAAGCACTTGGTCTTTTCTTCCAATATTCGGTATAATGACTTGCCCAACCCCATAGAGCTAACATAAACCTTTCCCAATTTCTATCTATATTTTGATTTACTATTTCTTCTTTCATATTCTATTACTTACTAGGTGCTACTTTCTTCTTTGCTTTTCTTCTTTCCCTATAAATTTTAGGTTGCATTATTTTGACAATTACCCCCATTGCTTCATAAATTATCTGATATTCTTCTTTCGTAAATCCTTTAGCTTGTGCCTGAACCTCAAGCACATAATAATTGTTGTTATATTGATTATTTTTTTTTGAAATTGTTACTATCATATAATTACTTACTAGGTGCTACTAACTTGGTTTGTTCTTTTTCCCACGCTTTTCTTCTAATCCTACAATGCTTACAAGTTTGTTGGTAATTCCAAGCTTTTGCTTCTTCGTCTGTTATATGGCAACTGCAATTACAATTCATAATCCTCCTTTCATTCTCTTATTACAGCCTCAAACTCCCCTTAATCTTTTATAAGGAGCAGTTTTCCCTTTACAGGCATAACATTTATCACAAAACTGATTTCTTGGTTGCCCTCTTACATGGTCTTTTCTTAAACAACCTTTATCTTTACAAACTTTACAAATATATTTCATTCTTTTATTACAGCCTCAAACTTAGGTCTACCACCTTTTTTACCATTCTCTCTTACGGCTTTCGCCTTAGCTTCTGATTTTACTTTTCCACCCAGTTTGCCTAATGCTTGAGCGTGTTTATTCATACAGTTGCTATTGCTGACTTTCTCATTTTCTTACAAACATGATAAATAAACTTAGTGGGAGTTTTTAAATCCTTTTTACAATGTCGGCAAATTGTGTTTATCTTTAAATAATCGTAATCCATATTTACATTATATCCTAAACGCTTTGGTTTGTCAATAACCTATAATAAATTGCTTAATCTACTCCTTTACTTACTAGGTGCTAAATCCATTAATAAAAATGTAAAACCTTACCTAGTTGTTTTTTATAAGCGTTATATTCGTCTTTTTCAATTACCTTTAGTTTTACATCCGGATAATATTTAGCCATTCGTTTAATCTTAGTTTTGCTTGCCTTATCAAAGTAGCCTTTTATTTCGTGAAACTCCGTACTCCCGTCATTGTTTAATATTTCAAAGTCCGGTAAATATCGTCTGATTCCAAAATCTACTTCATTAAATACAAAAGTCCTTGACTCATATTCCCAACTTTTAATCTCGCCTTGCTTAACCATAAAATCTAACACTAGAGCATAATTGGCTTCCCACTTACTTCTAAAGTATACATCTCCCTTAGAGCATAAATAAGTACCTCGTTGAACATTTGGATAAGAACCATTGTTCATAAAGTTTATTTTTGGTCTATTTAATTTTTCTGGTTTTGGAAACCCTATCATATTTTACTTATAAAATATTCTATACTCTGTGTCCAATCTTCCGAACAGTTGTTATATGGGCAGGCAAGTTCTGAGATTTTCCCACTTCTTTGGAAGGCCTGGTAAGTTCTGTCAGTTCCGAGTGTTTTGGCGACTTTGAAAATACCCTCTCTATAACTAGCAAAGCGCCACCAACCGGAAGGAGAAGAATAGCTGCGGAAACCCCAACAGTTGTACGCAGTCCCTGGCGCAGGATGCTTACAAAATCCCGACTCAACTCCCGCAATGCCAACCAGTACTTTGTAATCAATTTTATATGTTTTTGCTGCCTCAATGAAGTCTTTTGCAGACGCTTGGAGTGGCGAATTGTACTTTTGTAAAAAGAGTTGTACTCGTTTAATTTCATTAATATTTTTGTTCTCCTGTTTAATCGTACTAAAATATAATTGTTGGTGGCCATAGATTCCATAAATTATTCCTATCCAAATTAATATTTTAAACCATTTCATATTTAATTATTTTTGTATGCTTGCGACTATTACAACTTCTACATAATGGTTGTATATTTTCAATAATATTTGAACCACCTTTTGATAAAGGTATTATGTGATCAATAGTTAATTTAATTTCTGGTTCTTTTATATAACATGATGGACAAATATAACCATATTGTTTTTTAAGTAATTCCCATTCTCCTAATGTAAAAGAACTTATTAAATTCATTTTAATAATTCTTCTTTTTAAATCAGACATTTTCTTTTGTTCATTTACATGTTTTTTATCTTTACTAATTCCACCTTTCCATAAAGGATTATTTATTCCACGAGTATTTAATCTTGGCCTACTGTTCATAATGCTTAATCTTTCTCTATGCTTTTTAGAAAATTCTTTCCCTTTCCAATATCTAGTTGGATTTGATAATCTAATTTTACTCATTTTATTTTTAGCTTCTAATGAATGTTTTCTCCCTAAATTTATTGTGTGTCCTTTTGTAAACATATTATAATTGTTTGTATGCTGAATAAATAGCGACTGCTATTTTCCAAAGTCTCTCTGATTTTTTATTTTTCTTTTTCATATATGTAACTGTTCTGGCTTAATATCTTTTTTTAATCTTGCTCTTCCATTAGACCAGTCATAATCATCAGCATTATACACTTTCTTTTCCGGTAATTTTCCCCAATAATAAGTGGCACTTCCGTTTGGATTTCTTTTAGCTACAATCGGATAGTGTAGTTTGTGGATCGCAAGACTGACTGCCTTCGGAACATCTGCGTAGTGAAACTTATTTCTTAACTCATCCGTAGTTGCTATTGAATGTTCTTTTATATACGCCGCTACATTTTCCGGTTGTGTCATATTAGTAAGGTGTTTGCTCTGCCATTGATTTATCGTTTTGATCTATTGCCTCCGCTACCTCATCTATATTTATCTCCGGGTCCGTAGTTTCCGTGCCATCTTCTTCAGGGCTTTCTTTTGTTTTCCCCGGAAGTTGCATTAAGTTTTCAATTATCGTACTGGCCTGTTGACTACTTAACCCAGCTATTGATACTCCATATTTTATAGTCAACTCTTTTTCCGTATGCCCTTTTTCTTTTAAGAGCCTAAATATAAATGCTGTTTGTTTTGCGCTGGCAAGTTTACCTGTTTCTGTCCTGGAAGTTTCTGCGCCGTTTATATGCTCGTCCCCTGTCATTTCCTCTGCCGGGGTTGGATTGTAACCCGCTAGCGCTACTACAAAACTTAATATCTGTCGTAAAGCTTTAGCTCCGGCTCGGGTTTGTGCCATACTTGCTAGTTGAAATGTAGGTTTTTTAGTCCAATTTCCCTCGTCTCGCATACAATATGCCTCAGCGCCTCCTACCTCAACTCCTGTGTTTTCGTTTACCACTCTAGCCTTGGCTTTAAATCCAGCGATTCCGGCTATTTCTACCTCTTCTGCTTCGTAGGTTTCAACTGTATATCCGTAGTATTTACCCAAAGTCTGCCAAGCTTCATAAACTAAGTGCTCTTTGTCGCCACCCAACTTTATCGCCCATTTGTTTTGTTTGACTATGTCTACTAGGATATCCGCTGCCCTTTTAGCAAACTTTGTATCCCTTTGTGGTTTTCTTATAGAAGGTAATACCTGTAATTTATTATTTTCCACTTTCTGCCTCCTTTTTATCGCTTATGCGGACCGCTATATACTGAGTTTCTCTTTTGCCTAGGCCGTCAAACTCTTTCCCCTCTTTTAGCGCTTCTTTAAATACCTCATCCATTTGCGGTGCGAAGGCCTCAACTGTCATTACCGGGACTCCGGCTTTTTCTAGAGATACTTTTAGTTTGACAAAATCCTCAACTTGGGGAGTTATTCTTATGGCCCGGGAGATTGTATAGGACCCTGTTTTAAGAGATAATACATCTAGGTCTTGGGTTATTTTTAGGAGATCGTCTTTATAGACCTGCATTTCATCGGTTACTAGCGATAGTTTTTCCCGGAGTTCTTTAGCTATTACTCCTAACTCGACTAGCTTTGCCGCTTTCATCATTGGGCTTTTAGGTGTCATTGTTAAAAGTTGTTTATTCATATTAGTTACCGGTTGCTGCCGCTTCCTCCATATCTTTTTGCAAGTACTGTTGTAATCCCAATCCCTGTTTTATTCTAATATTATCCTCTTGGCATTCCGGATCCGTGCAAACTACTTTTTCAATTACTGCCGAGACTGTTTTTCCTACCAGGTTTTTTCCGGTTGATATATATTCCCCGGTAGCTATGTATTTATGTTGATGTTTCATTTGATCGTACATATTATTTAAAAAGTATTACTGCTATCCAAAATGTGAAAAATGCTATTATCGCTAAGTTTTCTTTGACGTTTAGTTCTTTCATATATATCTAGCTTATACCCGTTTTATGGCTGTGTAAATAGTCTCTTTTGATACAAACTATATCAAACACCCCCAATATTATTTTTCCCTCGCCATATTTCCCTCAATCACATATTCTTTATTGGTTGGTTTATTTTTAAATTGATATAGATGAGTAAATCTTCCGGTTAATGTAAGACTACCTATTTGTATAATGGTTTTATCATTTGCCAATTCTCTCAGAAATTGCTCTCTTTCCTCATCAGTTAGATAAAATGTAGTTCTATCAGGATATGTTAATATCCACACTCTTAGAGGATCCGTAGCGCTTAAAAAATTGTTAGATTTTGGTAACGTCAATGCTGACTCTTGATTTTCCATGTTCACCTCTCTTTCTTGAAATTATCTTAACACGCTTATAATAAAGATCCTTACTCGATGTTATGTTGCTTTTATAAAACTCATCATTACTGGCTAAATTGATTAACCACTTAACACCCTCTATCCCGGTTTTGCTCTCTTTTAAAAGAAGATTCCAATATTGCCTGGATTGTCGTTGAGTACAATCCTCTAAGGGAAGTTTCATTACTTCTAAGAAATATTTAGAAATTTCATTTATTAATGGATTTCCAAATTCTTTTATTACTTTAGTAATAGTCTTACTGTCTTGTCTATACTGTCTTGTCTTATTAGAACTGATGTTTTGGAAAGTCTGATTTAACGATATCATTAAATCTGATTTAATCTTTTGATTAAATCTCTTTTTCGCTTTTATTACCTTAATTATTAGTCCTCTCCCGGTTCTTATTATCTGAATATAGCCTTGTAATTTCAATTTATTGAGGTTTTTAGAGATATTTACTTCATTAGTTTCTAAATCTTCCGCTATCTCTTTTAATTTGATAGGTTTACCTCCCAATACAAAACCCACTTCTCCGTCAATTTTAGTCATTTTATCCAATAACCACATAAACTCCCAAACAGCAGTACCCATTCTCTTCCGGTGACCTCTTAAAAGACCATTTGATATTTCAATATAAAATCCTTGCATAAAAAAACCCCTCTACATTGGGTAAAGGGGTTGGGTTTGAATTCAAGCCTAAAATAAAAAAAATCCTGTTCCCCAATGCTAGACTTATTTAAATTTATACCTATTTTATAGGTTTGTCAAATTTTAGAATTTATTTCCATCTGAATCAAACTCTCCCGTGTCCATTGGTTCTTTGGTATAGTCAAATAAAACAATCTCTTGGTCTTGAGGATTTTCCTCTAAACCGTGACCTCCTATTTCTCCTGGGAAACATAACTCGGACTCTTTGTGTCCCTGTTCGTGGGAGGCGATACGTTCGTTTTTCCACATCGATAATTCATAGCGGATCCTATCCAATCCACGTCTTTCACTCGCTTTCCCAGCGTGATTGTGATTATAGGTTCTTTCTCTAATATTCTCCTTCATTAATTCTCACCTTCTTTGCGCTTACAGCGTGTTCGCCCTTTTTATTTCTAGGAGGATCAGGATTTACTCCATGTATAATCGCAATATCAGTGTCAAGTTCTAATCCAATAGGGAAAACAATCTCTTCATCTGGAAATTTAAATCTAATTCCCCAACTAGGCACGTGATTTATTATAAATGCCTCAAAACTGTAATCCAAATCACTCTCTTTCATAAATTAAAAAAGACCTACAAGGCAGGTCGTAGGCCTTTTTAATATTATACCACAGGAGTTTGTGTTACTACTGTTACTTTAGGAGTAACAGGGTCCGTAATAGTTTGAGTAACCGTTAACACTTTTGATTTTAACCATGTTCTGTTTATTATATAAACGATCACTGGTGTTAAAGTAACTACTCCTCCTACTAGAGTTGTAATTGCATTAACTAAATCGTTAGCGTGACTTGGTACAACTACTCCTGCACTAACTAAAATACCAACTATCATTGTAACAATAGTGATATAAAACTCACTTGTTTGATAACCTTTTTGCATAATTCACCCCCTTTTAATGTATAAATCCTACAACGAAAAGTGCTACTAAAATTCCTATAACCACTGCTAATACCTCTGCGATTGGAGCGAGTGATGGGATTTTTGAGAACACAAAGTTGACTATAACAAATGCTAAAACGAATAGTAAAAGTGCTACAAAATAAATCATATAAATCACCTTCTTTACAAGTTTATTAAATTTTCTCTAAAATAAAATAATTCTGCTTCTTTTCTTTTATAAATTGCATCAGTTATATTATTAAAATATCCTAAAAACTTTAATTTTCTATGAAATATTATCTGAGCAATCCATTTATTTCTTCGTTTATCTAAAACAACACCAGTATAACCCGAGGCATTAGTTTTTCTCAGGGGTTTGTGAAAATTATTTAAAGAGTTAGTAACGTTCCTAAGATTGGATTTTCTATTATCAAGTTTATTCATGTTTATATGGTCTGTGTATAAACCTTTAGGAGTTTTCATTAAGAGTCGGTGCATATAAACATATTTACCATTTATCCTAGCATTGGTATAGCCAATTTTTAAATATCTCCACCTCCATTGATTTAGATATTCAAAATCCTCATCGTCTACCAATGCGAGTTTTCCTTGAGTTAATTTAATATACTTCATAATTAAGTCCTTATCTTAGTAGACCGTAATCTACTAAGTAAAGATTTAAGCTCAAATCTTATACAGCTGGAGTTTCAGCTACTGGTTCCTCTACTACTGGTGCTTCAGGTTCAACTGCTGGAACTTCAGGTGCTACTTCTGGAACCACTGGTTCAACAGGAGCTTCAACTGGTGTCTCAACTGCTGGGACCTCTACAACTGGTTCTACGACTGGTGCCTCTACTGGCTGTTCTACTACTGGTTGTGCTTGGTCGTCCATATTATTTTCCTCCTTTCTTTAAAAAATTAAATAAACCTTTTTTCTTTATAATATTTTTATCTTCTAATCCCTCTTTGATTTCTCCTACTTCATATTGTATCACATCTTTTACGCTTTCCGAGTGTTGCCCTACCTTGTCTTTAGTTTCTAGGACATCAGCTTTTACATCTTGAGTTAATGTTTCATTATGCTTATCAAAAACCCTAATTGCGGCTTGCGTACTCTCCCCTTGAGTATAAATATCCTTTAATAGATCCCGGTCTTCATAAACTAGTCGGATACTATTTACTATTGAGGAAAGTTGTTTAAAAAGCTCCGTGAAATTATTGTTTAATTTTAGGAGTTCTGATTTAATTTCTTCGTTTTGATTAAAGAAGTCTATTTGAGATTTAGCCATTTTTTTAATAAGTTGAAAAGCATTACTAAAAAATTACGTGGAACGGCCACTGTACCTGTAGGAGGGGTACTTGGCTCAACAGGTGGCACTACGACTGGCGGGATAGTAGGAGGTGGCGTAACTGGCGGCACTGTCGGGGTTGTTGGTACAGTTGGTATAGGTGCAGGTTCCGTAGGCGTTACAGGATTGGGAATAGGATCTGGATTAGTTGAAGGCATAGGTGCTGGATTTGGCAAGTGATAACCATAGGCAGTAAAAAGAGTCGGTGTACCAAAAAATACATCGGCATCGACTATACCCTTAACGCCGGGGACAGTCTCGTTTCCCCATTGTTGCATCATAGCAAAAGGCCATGCGCCGGTATCAAAGTTATTATTGTTTGGATCATTAGTTGGAGCCGCTACCCAAAGACCATGTCCCTCTTTTACTACCGATGACCAGTCCTGTCTTGTAAGCATATTTTGAAAAGAGTAAAAAACAGCCTTATATCCGCTTAGTCTATCTGATATTACTTTAAAGAATCTCGTAACCCAATCAACATCATTACCCGTAAATGCTCCGGCAAGTGGTTCGTAGTCTAGAAATAGAATCTCTCCTGGCTGAATATCGTAGCATACTTTTAGAAACCAGTTAGCCTCGTCCTCCGGGGAGTTTAACTCGGGATGTGCGAAGTGGTACCAACCTCTAGGAATATTGAAATCTCTAGCTTGCTGTCTGTTGTTGCCATACCATGCGTCTATAATACCTACTCCCTCCGTAGCCTTAGCAATAATAAAGTTAATATTATTCTTAAAAGTAGGCCAATCTATCTGGCCTTGGTATGAGGATATATCGTTACCGACTATCATTAGTATATTATAACATTTTGTAGTTATTTAACAAAAAAGTGAACGAGTAAGGGGACAAAAATAGAAAACGCCATTGAAGCTCCTATTCCCATATAAATTATTTTCGCCTGTCCTTGTATTTGAGTTTCTAATCTACCTGCTTTACCATCCTGACTTTCAGCTAGTTTGGTGTATGCACTCTTCAGATCTGATATATCCCGTTGAATATACTGAATATTTAAAGCTGTAGCAGTCTCTTGGGCTGTTTGCTTAATTAATTGAGCGGCTCTGGATACTTCTTCAGATTTAGGCATTTGCCACCTCCTGTTGAGGTTGAGGAAGTAACGCATCAGCTATTGAAGCCTCTAACTTTGAATGGTGGCCTAAGCGTGTAGTTAAAGCTTTAATTATTAACTCGGCCTCTGTAACGGGAACTTGAACGCCGGGTTGTGCAGGATTATGATCTCCCTCGGCAGCGTTAGGCATAGTAACCATACCTGACGCATTTTGTGATAGTTGCGGAAGAGAAGCAGGATCTATACCTCTTCGCTTTAATGCACCGTGTAAGTGCATCATAGTCCCAACACTTTTTTCAGGCATAGGAGATGGACCCATTGGCTGAAGATTTGGATCGAAATTAGGAGAACTTCCACTAACCTGATCAATAGCTGGTGTTCCTGCCTGCATACTCTGATTAAGTTGTCCTAGCATTCCCTGTGGTGGATTTATAGTTGTACCCTCGCTTTCGATAAATTATGTCCCCAAACTATGTCTTTTGGTTTAGGCTTTCCGTAAGTTATTAAATAGTGACAATCCATACAAAGAGTTCTAAGATTACTCATTTCAAATCTAAGTTCTACATAATCTGCCCAAGACTGAATGTGATCTACCTGTAAGTCTCCATTTGAACCACACATTTGGCAAGTATAATTATCTCTTTTAAAGACTAATTTTTGCATTTCTTTTCTAAATCTAATTCTTTCTACTTTATTTGAACCATAATGTAATCTTGTCATACCACCCTTCCAAGCTGGATTATTTTCCCCTTTCCGACTATTACTTAATTTTAATCTTGTTTCTAATGAGACTTTTTTACCTATATTAGCTAAACTAATTTTTCTTTTAGTTTCTGAAGAAAGAGAGACGCCCTTTCTATTGGAAATGCGCCCTTTTATAAAAATGTACATACATTTTTTTGAACAAAATTTACCTTTACCAACTTTAAGTCGTGAGGGATAAGTAACTTTCTCTTTTTTGCAAATTAAACAATTTATAATCATATGTTATATTATATCATTTATTGACTCGGAAATTGCATAACTGGTGGAGTACCACCTGTTATTGCGCTAAAGTCTTGTGAGCCAGTTGATCCTGCTGGTTGTACACCTGCTGTTGGAAATGCCGGGACACCATTCGGACCTGGGGCCATCGGATTGACAGGTGTAGTATTTCCTCCAACATATGTCTTAACCGCTGTTAAATAGTCATAGCCTATTTGTTGATTAATAGTCATTAGCTCGTTTTGCAATACCTGCTTTGTAGCAGCATTTAAGTTATTGCCGACCTCTTTTTGTATGATAGCAAGTTGTTGAGAAAGTCCCGCATAGGCTGGATCTAGAGCTTTTCTTAAGTCATTAATATTTGCGTTTAAGTTGACTACATTAGGAGCGGTTGTGTTTAGCATATCCAAGGCTGTTGATACTTTTCCACTTACCGTATTAGCAAAAGTGTATCCTGTGTTAAGAGGAGCTGATGAATCATGCAATGTTTTTAAACTCTCAAGCTGTGCCTTATCTGAGGCTATGGATGCTTGCGCCGGATTAGCAATTGTAGGATCTAAAGAATAGGCATTTGATTCGTTAGCGGAGATATCTTTTTGAATTTTATCTACCTGTTGATTATATGAATTAGTATCCATCCCGATAACCTTTCCACTGGCATCTTTTATTTGAGATGGGGAAGGAAGAGTAAGTTTTCCTTGAGCATCTAATTTAATCTCTCCCGAACTAGCGGGAATATTTGTTACAGAAAAATAGCCATCAGGGTTGACTCCCTGTGTTATACTGTTGCTATGTGGATTTTGTTGATTGTTGGGATTATTGTTTACGCCTTCGGGTACGGGATTAAGCACGGGTGATTGTGCGCCCATTGCGGCCCCTCCATATTTACCTACGTTTTTAGCTATATTTGCAGTAGTTCCTACTCTTTCTAAATTTCTAGCTACAGTACCCGTAAGAGGAGGCAAAACTTTATTCAACGCAGCTCCTATAAAAGGTTCTCCTAAAAATCCTGCCATACCTCCTGCTGCTGCTCCTATAGGTCCTCCTGCTAAAGCCCCAATCGCAGTTCCTATTCCGGTTGCCCCAGCCCTTGTAGCGCCACCACTTAAGTTAGCAAACGCACTATGCCCAGCTTTTTGAGTCCAGTTAAGTATTTTACTCATATCTACATATGGCTTCTGAAAGGATCTCAAATCACTGTATGTTTCTACATTATCTTTTAATCGTGCTGCTGCTGCTGGACTAAACTCTGACATCTGAGAAAGAGTTAATGGATCTTGTGTAAATTTTTGTACATTATCTCTTCCGATCACTGTATCCAGTTGAGTTTGTAATTCAGTTGCAGTGTCCAGATAAACTTTTGCCACTTTATCTAAAGCTACATTTGTCACGTTTCCGTACGCATCTCTTGCAGCATCCCTATAAGCATATCCTTGACTTTCAATATTTTTAATAGACTTAACTGTATCAAGAGGAGTTGCGCCCCCTATTCTTAAATCCCCGGCATAAGTTGGAGGAGCAGTTTGCACGGCGGGCATCATAGCACTTAATTCTGAGTTATATCCCTTAACTTGTCTAGGATTATCTTTCAATTGTGGGATATCCTTAATCCCTTTACTTGCAATCGCAGTAGCAGTATCAGTGTTAACTTGTTTTCCTTGTAAAGTTGCATCATTAGTTACTTGTTCTTTGAGTCCGTTAACTTGATTATGAAAATCCTGTATTTTAGCTAAGTTAGGATTATCGTTTATCATCCATTTACCTGTTGCTTCTGGATTTACATCTAAACCTGTTGGTACTGTGTAAGCCTTCATATATACATCAGATGCCACTTTCGAAACAGGCGGTGGAGTTCTTAGTACATCTGTAACGGCTGGTTCCTCTGCCACTTTTGCGGGTGCTCCTCCGGGCAAACCAACCGCTGCTCCTAAATCAAGAGCAGTGTTTACTGGATGCTCATATGCATGAGAAGCTTGTGCTTTAGTTTGATTCATAAGTTGTTCTGGAGTTTGAATACCTACTAATTGTGCATTATGAATAGGATCTCCAAGAAATTGATTTGCTTCGGTAGCAATTCCACCCAAGAAGTTTTTACCAGCTTTAATAGCATTTGCAGGACTTTTAATTGCTTCATTAATTTGTCCTGGCAATGATACTACTCCATTTATTATATTTCCCACGTCATTAGCGGCGTTTCCTAAGAATCCTCCTAGTGATGGGAATGCTGGTGGTGTTGTGGGTAAACTCATTGTATAGTCCCTCCTTTCATGATAGATAAAATGGGATTATCGCTTATTGTATTTTGAGGTATATAACCTAAGACTTGCTGTCCCGTTTTCTTTTGCCAGTCTGTCATATCTTGCACATTAACGCCATTGTCTGTAGCAGATACAAATTTTCCATTCCCTTGATAAATACCGACATGACCGTCATTGTTATTTGAAGCATTAGGACTAAAATAAACTAAATCCCCCGCTTTCATACCTTGCGTACTAGGTACTGCCTGTCCGTTCTTTGCAAAGCTATTCCATGCATTAACCGCAGAACTACTATCTCCCTGCGGTTTAACACCAGTAACTTGTTCTACGAAAGCTTGACACCACCCATTATAGCTTTGATCGCCTGTATCATTTACAGCCTTAGTAACATCTGCGGGAACAGAAGCAGTATCACCGCTTTGCATTATTTTTAGAATTGGGTTATCCATATTATGCTGCTTTTACACTCTTACCTGTAAAAGTGTTGGCAAGAGTCTGTGCGGGGTTAAGTATTTTGTATTGCTGCCCAATTTGAGCAGTTTGTACCGCAGTCTGATTTACTGAAACTTGGGCATTGTAGGCCTCCTCCGTTGCGGCTAACTGTTGTGCAGTTGTCATTTCAGTTTGCGATAGTTGTACTCCCGACTGCATTTTAGCCAATAATCCATCAAGGATAGATTTCTGCGCCTGATTCCATCCTGTTTGCTCGGCAGCCATATTTTGCGCTATAAGTGTAGCATTCTCCTGCGCCGGAATTAAGTTCTGCGCATTTTGTAGTTGTCCTGCATTTACGAAATTTGATGCTAAACCTGCTGCAGTGTTGTAGTTAGCTGTGGCACGTCCCGACTGTGGTCCTAAGTAAGCTGAAGCATTAGCAATACCGTTACCAATATCAGTGCTATCAATATCAAAACCTTTTGCTGCCTGATAAGCGTTAGGGGTTACATCGGTTAATCTATTGCTTAAGTCAGTAGCCTGTGTTGCTAATTGTGGTACGTTATATAAGGCGTTGCCTTGTTGATAAAGAGAAGTTACCGTAGGATTGCTATTTATAACCTTTTGGAGAGGATCTACGGCACTAGCATTTTGTGCTTGATTTGTATTAAAGTTACTTGTCACGGCACCTGTAGAACTATTTCCGGCAGCTGTTGGATCATAACTATTTATAGCCGCATTTCCCGAATTAGCAGCATTATTGATGCTATTTTGTGCAGTAGTCATGTCTGCTGCATTATCATATCGTGGTAGTAATCGTTTAAACATAAAAAAACACACCGTCTTTCGACAATGCGTCTTATTAGTATTATAGCACTTCTTACAATTAACTCAAAGTAACTGATTTAAGTGCGGTTTCCCTTACTCTCATTGCTTCTTCTTTTGTTAAAAATAATCCTAAATGCATATGTTTTCCTTTTATATCGATATAAGCTCTCCATTTTCCACTTGCCTTGTGGAATCCATATCCTTTTGAACCATTATTGTAATTGTTAAGACTTTGAGTTGCATTTCTAAGATTGCCTTTTTGATTATTGAGCTTGTCTCTATCGATGTGGTCAGTTTGTAAACCATCGGGTGTATTATTGACAACACGATGCATATAAATAGCATGATTTCCTTGTCGGGGACGAGGTTTATTTCGAACAGCATATCCTTTGGAGTCTACGTGCCAATGAAACTGATTAAGATATTCAAAATCCTCATCGTCTACTTTTGCGGATAAACCCTTAGTTAGTGGTATTAGCTTCATTTCCACGATTATAGCTATTCCTGTCCACTATGTCAAGGTAGTAGTGCGCCAAGTTGCTCCATCCCAAATACTTAAAACTTTAGTATCCGTTGCAAAAAACTGTGCGCCCGTGAACGCACCTGTTGTGGGCCGTGCTGAGGCAATCCCTGTTGTTAAAAGATAAGACCATGCCGGAACTCCTGACGCCACCGTTAATACCTGTCCTATTTTGCCTATAGCTATTCTTGCAAATCTTACTCCATCTAGCCCGAAATAAATATCGCCTTTACTTGACGGATTAGGAACTAAATGTTGTTGAACTACTGACCCCGGCGCCAAGTCCTGTGGGAATAGAAATGGCTGAGGCGCTCTTGCCTGTTGTGGTTCCGTATTAATACTAGGATTATTATTGGAAACATTATCCGTCTTGTTAGTATTGTCTATACCCTGTTTTTTGAAATCCTCTTCCATTAGAACTGTTCCTCCTCTGCCAGTCCGTTTCTAAGTAGTGATATTGCCAGTAATGTAGGGCTTGTAGAGCCAGTAGCATATAGATCTGCTCCGAACTGCACTTCTCTACCTCTTCCGTTACTTACCTGCCCTTTAGTAAACATATCGCCTACGGTACCGTCTGGGGTTGAAAAAGCGAATGCTCCCCTATCTAGACTTACCTTAGTGTCTATACTTTCTCCTGTTTTAAGCGGTTCAAAATCGGCCTTAACTTGGAAGTTAGCATTTTGATTCCAGATAGCATTATCGTCAATAATTAGAAGATCGACTTCTCCACTTGATGCAGGAGGATTAGAGAAACTTACCATATCAGCGCCGTAGGCCGAGCCGTCTTTCCAGCCGATTATCAAGTTCTGTCCTACGGGATAGACTAAGCCAATAGATACAGTGGATGCTTTGTTTCCTGTAGAAATAACATAATCATAGGAAAGAGTGTCCGGGTAATACTGGTTTAAAGTACCAAATGAGTAGACACCCTTTTGCGCTGTAGTTGAGTTAGAGTTTGCATAAAGTCCAAAGTGTAAGAGTCCTCTCCACATATTCAAAGCTCCAGGGTAAACCTCGGTATAGTCAGCAGCCGATAATAAAGGCATTCTCTTTAATTTATTTGATGAGGAGTTTCCTGTATTATAGAAATAACCACCTTTGTAATCAAGCAAGATTCCTCTAAATCCGGCAAACATATACAAGTCGGAGTCAACTCCAAATAGAGCGTTTATCTGTCCCTCGGGGACATCTATAAAGAAATCGTAAGCTGGCTGGTAACCTGACCAAAAGTATATCCGGCCCTGATGGAAGTCATAGATATTACCGCCTCTCCATACTCCAATAGCTAAGTATTGTCGCCACTGTGCAAAACATCGGACACGCCATCCCGGTGGAAAAGTAATAAAATTGGGCAGATAATTGGCACCATCCCAGACTGCTAAATATCGCTCATTACCTATAATTTCTGCCCCTGTTAAACTACCTCCTAACGGTTGATATTGGAACTGATGGACAGGGTGAAACTGCGTATCTGTAACCAAAAATCCAAAGTAGGAAGTGTACTCGGCAGTTGAAAAGTTGGCCGTTGTTCCTGTAACCACGTTTGACGTTCCTGTAGAAACGGTCAAATGCATATGATAGCTTTTATTTGTAATTAGTCGCCAAGGAGTAGCAAAAATAAACTCTATAAATCCACTGGCGGGAATATTGGCAGCGGCGATAGTTTGACTGGCTACCACTTTATTCTGTTGATCGTGAATTGTCAAAGTCCAATTGCCAGTCCCCTTAGTATCCACGTAGAACCCAACTGAGTCCTGCGGATCGTTTACGGGAGTAAAAGGAAGCAGGTCATTTGAGGATTCGCTTATAGCAGTTAATAAAGTGTATGTTTGACCTGTTAAGTTTTGAGTAGTATCGATATCCAGTCTTGTTGTTGGGGCAGCAAAAGGCACATCTGCTGAAAATGTTGGCGAGTTGACTGGGGTTAAAGTGTTGCTATTCCCAGTTGCATCAGTATAAGCGGAATTAAATTTATAATATGCCTGAAGCCCAGCATAAGTTACGGATAATTGTTGATTAAGATTCGCATAAATTTGTCCAGCAGTTTGAACATTATTAATTATTCTTGTGTCATTTAAAAGACCATCAAAGTAATTTACGATAGTAGATGCCCCTTTATTTGCTCCTATATAAAGAAGTGAAGCATTATCATGAATAGATGTCTTAGTTCCAATGCTCTGCCCAATATATAGTCCGTTAAAATAAAACTGCGCTGTAGATGTAGAAGCTGTCCATGCAATAGAAAGTCTATTCCAAGTCCCTGTAGTCAGTGTATTTAAGTTCTGAGTAAGATATTCAAAAGCTGTGCCATCATTTGAAATACCTAGTCTAGCTTGAATTGTAGTTGTAGTAACTAAAGTATTATCCTGAATTGCATTAATTGTCGGTGTTGTTGTGCCTGTATAAGATGTTAGATAGTTAATATCTATTCTTCCCACAGAACCGTTACCTCCGTTTGCAGATGACCATCCTCCTGTAATACCACCTGTTCCCGCACTTGCTGTTATAAGTCCGCTTCCCAAAGTTGCGGTTTGTGTTTTAAGAAGAATAGAGCCACCCGCACCTCCTCCCGATCCTGCATTTGAACCTGCCTGCGTAGCTGTTCCATTTATACCGTTAGAGGTAATTGTACCTGTAACAGTTATTGTAACTCCATTGATAAAAATAATTCCTCCCCCTACGCCTCCTGCATCAGCCCCTGAGTTATCTCCTGCTCCACCCGAACCTCCTCCGCCTCCTAAGGTCATCGTTGTTAAATCAGTAGCCCCCGAACTATTACCACCCGCTCCCCCTGTTCCTCCTCCCCCGGCACCCCCAGTTACTCCACTAGTAGCATTACCTCCTCCACCACCGGCGCCAATTGGAGATCCCGGGCCACCTCCTTGTCCTTGGCCTCCACCTCCTCCATTTCCATTAGCTGCGGTTTGCTGTAGGGAAGCGCCTGTTGTACCCTCCCCAGACCATCCCGCTGTTTGCTGGTTAACTGCTTGTCCTCCCCTAAACCCTGTATTATCTGCAACTATATGTCCTGTTACGGTAACAGTCCCGTTTGCATAAAAGAATAAAATACCCCCTACTGTTCCATTCCAAGCTTTAGGTTTCCAAGTTTTACCACTATTTACGGTAACATTTGTATATCTTTTTCCTACAAGTACCTGCGCTCCAGACACATAAGTATTTGTAAGGGGAGTATCTAGTGTTATTGTTCCCGCTGTATATCCCTGAATTGTTTTTGTTTCCCATTGGCCGGCACCTGTGCCCTGCATTTGAATAATTAATATTTTTTGACCTACCGCAAAGGATACGTTAGTTGCAGATAAACTTTGTAATCCTGCTGTTCCCGTACAAGCTGAGTCGATAGGAGCCTCTGTAGTGTCAACCGATATTGTTTTGCTTCCATCGGATCCGTCTCCAAAAAAGCCGGATACTCCAAATAAATCAAGCTTGTAGCTTCTTAGCGCTCCCGATTCATCCCATTTACCTAATAGAGTCATAGACGACCCCACTGCGGGCAATGAGTTAGCCTTAAAATAGGTTTCTAGGGTTAGGTTGCCGGTTATCGATAAAGAAGCAGAATCTGCAGCGTGTGCATACATAGACGAAGCGGAAGCCAAAACAAGAGAAGCAGTATTTTGTGGAATACCACCCTGCGCTGTTAGAAAGTTTGCGGTGAATGCTGGGCTGTTTTGTGTCGGTCCGTAGCGTGAAATATTAGCATCCGAAGTAACATAGATATAATCATCCCCTGAGAAGTAAGCTAATCCATTACCGTGGGATGCAGGAACCGTAAACAAATTGGCCCACGATCCGGCAGAGGTTCTAGAGTAAACATTGCCAACATCCCCATAGTGAAATGAGGTCAAAGTAACAGGTACAATATCTGCCCATTTTAGAAAGTCGGTGACTACGGATCCTGACTCTTTTAATGATGCTGGCATTAGGGTTAAAGACTGTGGATCATCCCTATAATTTACGGCTCGGCCAAAGTAATAAGTATCGGGAATTTGACCGTTTGAGGATTCCTTTGGATAGTCCGAAATCCCCTGAAATCTTTTTTGACTTTTTACATCGATATCTTTTGCCATAAAAAATCCACCATAATAGGTGGAAATACTCCTTGAGTATATTATAGCACTAAATGGATTTTGGGTGTTTGCGTAAAGGAGTCATATAAGTAGGAGTTTTTGAATGACAATTATGACAAAGAGTTCTAGCATTTCGCAAATCCCACAATAAAGGACATTTCAAAGCTTGTTCAAAGGTAGTTATTTTATAAAAGTCTAATATTTGTGCAAAAGAAATAATATGATCTGCTTCTAAATTGCCTCCCTTTTTCTTATGACAATTAGTACAAGTATAATTATCTCTTTCGAAGCATTGTTTTCTATATAAAGTATATTTTGCACATCCTCTAATTTGATTCGTTAAAGTAGTAGTTCCTCCTCGCCAAAGATGAGAATTTTTCCCTTGCATATGAGGTCTTAATATACCTTCTTGATTGATAGCGGTTGATTTATAACGGCACTCTTTAGAACAAGTTTTAGGAGAAGTACCTACATAAGTTATGTAACCATCTTTTCGTACAAAAGGCTTAATTTCCCAATGGAAATCTTTATTGCAGACTGAACAAATTGAATCCCCTCTTATTGGTTTTCCTTTTCCCTTATTCCATGGTGTAAATCCCTTTTTGAAAAAAGAAGAATTTTCTTTATGAAGAGTATATTTGCCTCGTTTTTTACCTTTTCTTGTATCTCCTGATTTTGACATACCAAAAGTATATCAGAAAACTTAATCCTTGTCAAGACAAGGTGGAAGCAAAAACTTTGCTTTGTAGCGGATTCAAGCGTGGTTTTCGTCTAATTACAGTTCTATTGTCTCTATCTCTATAAGTATCTATTAATCCTATAAGTCCTCCATCTACTGTTCTATCCGAGAAGTTTTTACTTTTGTTAGTTGGATCGCCTGTATAAAACATATTGTTATAGAAAGAAAATCCTTTTATATCTTTTCTCATTGAACCGTAGAAATCAGCTGCTGTTCCCCATGATAGTATTACGTGTCCCTCCTCTGGGATTTCAGGCGTCTCGCCTATTCTATACGAACTAATTCCACTAGTTGAGGCATAAGGCCACGGAGTTTGTGTTACGCCATCATTCGCTCCAAGTGTTATTTGAGTTGCGCTAGTGTATCCGATAACTCTAAACCAATATCCTTGTCCCGGGACTGTCGGATCTGAAATAGTAAACCATCGGCCTACCATAGCAGGAGTAAAAGTAGTGCCTGAACCAGTTACTATATTTGAGTTTTGAGTTAAGGCTACTGTTCCGCCCGTATAGTCGGCAACGCTTAAGTTTCTATCTCTATAGTGGTAGTAAATTTTCCCTGTATAGGCCGCCTGTGGAATAGGCCAGATTTGAAATGAGTCCTGCTCTACAAAGTAAAACTGAGGCAAAGCTGATGCTTGTATCATAATAGCATTTAGTGACTCAATATTGAACCTAGAATTTATAGGTTGTAGTGGAAAG